TGACCACCACGGGCGTGACCACTGGTGGTGGCGGCGGCGGCGGCGGCGGTGCTGGAACTACTGGTTTGACTGGCGGCGGCGGTGGCGGCGGCGGTGGCGGCGGCGGTGGTGGATCAACTAGCGCGGTTGCAGTAGTTGCAAGAAAAGCAGCTGAAGCGGTCACAAACATTGCGGGCGCATTTGATAACTTCACTAGCGGCACGACTAGCCTTGCAGGCATTGAAGCCGCTTCAACACGCGGATTCCCATTCGGCACGTCAGGGGTTAACACGAACACACTTGCGGGCATTTTGGCGGCTTCAGCGCAACCAAGCGTTGTCGTCAATTTCAACGGCGTAACGACTGACCCTGAGGGCACTGCGCGCGTTTTGGTGGACACACTCAATAATTCATTCTACCGCGGCACGGGCGGCGCTAACAGCCTTCAATTCGCATGACGCAGTGGAATCCCGTTTGGCTGGTTGAAATCGACGGCGTTGCTTACACTGACGCGGTTTTGGCTAACCTGGTCATTCGCAGCGGTCGCACCAACATTTATGAGCAGGCGCAGGCGGGTTACGTCAATCTCCAATTGTTAGATGTAAATCAGACGGCAATTCCCGTTTCAATCAATTCGACAATTGGCGTTTCAATAAAAGATACGTCAGGGGCATTTGTTGCCATTTTTGGCGGCAACGTTGTTGACATTGGTTTGGAAGTCCGCGACGTGGGTTCAAGCACTTTCACGCAGACTTATAACATCACGGCATTGGGAGCATTGGCGCGTTTGCCAAAAGTCATTTACACCGACGCACTTGCCCGCGATTTTGACGGCGATCAGATTTTTGAAGTTTTGCAATCAGTTTTGTTTGGTTCATGGGCTTCAGTGCCAGGTGCGTTGACTTGGGCAACCTATAACCCGACAACAACCTGGGCAAATGCCCAAAACACGGGTTTGGGCGAAATCGATCGTCCAGGCAATTATGACCTTGCAGCGCGTGGCAGTGGACAAGATCCAATTGACGTTTATTCGCTTGTCTCAGCATTGGCAACGTCAGGGCTAGGCTATTTGTACGAGGACGCACAGGGACGAATTAACTATGCCGATTCAACCCACCGCACCAATTACCTTGCAGCAAACGGTTACGTTGACCTTGACGCAAATCATGCCCGCGCCGCAGGACTTAGAATTCAAACCCGTGTCGGTGACGTTCGAAATGCAATAACAATCAAGTACGGCGCAAATAGCCAAAACGACGTTTCAGACAGTGACCCAGCGTCAATTGCGCTTTATGGCAACCTTGCACAAATCATCACAACGACATTGCACGACGCAGCTGACGCCAACGCGCAGGCTGCGTTCTATTTGTCATTGCGTGCGAATCCGCAGCCAATTTTTAGTCAAATTCGCTTTGACCTAACAAACCCAGAATTGGACGACGCAGATCGCGACAACCTATTGAACATTTTCATGGGTGAAGCCATTGCGCTTAACAACCTACCGTTGAACATGTCGTCGGGTACTTTCCAGGGTTTTGTCGAAGGCTGGTCATTCCAGGCGTCTTACAATCAACTTTCGGTCACTTTGTTGCTTAGCCCGCTTGCCTACTCATTGCAGGCAATGCGTTGGAATGACGTGCCAGTGACTGAAACATGGTCAAGCGTGTCGCCGACTTTAGACTGGGCAAATGCCACAATAGTGGCGTAGAAAAGGGGAACAAATGACAAATCCAACAAGCAATTTTGGCTGGCAAATGCCAACGTCGAGTGACCTAGTCACTGACCTTCCAGCCGATTTTGAAGTTTTTGGTCAGGCGGTTGACACGTCACTGGCTGATCTTAAAGGCGGCACAACTGGTCAGGTGTTGAAAAAGAATTCAAACACTGACATGGATTTTGTTTGGGGCGCAGATTCTGCTGGCATGACTAACCCAATGACAACAACAGGCGACACGATCTATTCATCAAGCGGATCGACACCCGCACGATTGGGCATTGGTTCAACTGGTCAGGTTCTAACCGTTGCAGGTGGTGTGCCAACATGGGCAACGGCATCAGCTGGTGCAAATTGGTCATTGCTAAACGCGGGCGGCACTTCACTAAGCGGCGTTGCAACAGTTACAGTTTCAGGAATTAGCAACAAAAGCCAAATTTTAATTATTCATCAAAACGCAAAAATGGCAACGGCTAACGGAAGCGTATCTTTAAGAATCAATGCTGACACTGGAACAAATTATGATTACCGCACTCAAGTTTTTGTTCAACCTGGAACTAGTTATGCAACATCAATTTCAAGTTCAACCGCGCAAAATAATGGCGATCAAGTCATTTTGGGCGGTCAAGCAAACAGCACTGGTTCAAATGCATTTGTTAACGGATACGCCTTGATTAGCGGTGCAAGCACTTCAGGCGTAAAACCAGTGTTTATGGCAAGCGGCGGCGCAGATGACGGTGGCACAGGTTTCCAGGCAATGAGAATTGGCACTGCAGTTTATGATTCAAGCACCGCCGTAAGTTCTATCACTTTTCTTACAACTAACGCCAGCAATTTTACTGACGGCACAATTTACGTTTATACAACGGCATAAAGGGGCAAAAATGAAAATCACGGAAAAAAAGTTCGACGCAATTACGGGTGAAGAAACCGTCACCGAACGACTTGCCACAACCGCTGAAATAAAAGCCGCTGAAAATTTCGCAGCCGAAATGGCTGAATTGGAAGCAAAGGAATCAATCAAAGCAACACAAAAGGCTGCATTACTTGCCAAACTGGGTATTACCGACGACGAAGCGAAATTGCTACTTTCGTGACCTATCCTGACGGCACAAACGCACGGTTGATCGAAGTCGCCGCAGCTGAAGTTGGCACGGTCGAAGAAGGCGACAACCTGACCAAGTATGGCAAGTTTACAAAGGCAGACGGTTTGCCGTGGTGCGGTTCATTCGTGAATTGGTGTGCAGCCCAGGCAGGTGTCAAGATTCATTCGGTCGTTGGCACTGCGCAAGGCGCACATAAATTCAAAGAGATTCAACGCTGGTCAAACATGCCGCAACTTGGTTATCTCGCATTCATGGATTTTCCACATGACGGCGTTGACCGTATTTCACACATTGGAATTGTTGTCGGTTTGATTGATTCCAAAACTTGCATGACAATCGAAGGCAACACCAGCGGAACAGGCGACCAGCGCAATGGTGGCATGGTCATGGTAAAGGTTCGTTCGTATGGTGCAGGTAAAGAGATCGTCGGTTTTGGAATTCCAAAGTTCATTCCCTACACAGGCGAATTTCCAACAGTTACAGTTCCAACTTCGGGAGACAAACCAAAGAAGGAGACAAAAAAATGGTTGAAGCCAAAGCCTTAATCGCGTCATGGGCGCGTTCATTTATGGCAGCAGCACTTGCCCTATACATGGCGGGCGTTACTGATCCGAAAACTCTTGCAATGGCGGGCGTTGCAGCGGTTGCACCAGTGATTTTGCGCTGGTTGAACCCAAATGACAAAGCCTTCGGTTCTACGGGGAAGTGAACCGCAGATTCGCAGCGGCTGGGTTGGTTTGGGCACTTGCACTAACCCAGTCCGCTTGCGGGTATCAAGGGTGGATTCGTTATGAATGCCAAGAATTTGAAAACTGGTCGAAGCCAGAATGCCAGCCGCCGCAATGCGTCCCGACTGGAACATGCACTGACGACATACTTGGAATTGAATCGCAACAAACCCGCACGCCGTAAAACGCCTGAAGAAATTCACGCGCAGCTGATTCTGATTATTGGCACGACGCTTGCAATGGTGTTTTTGATTGTGACCATTGGGATCACTTATGCGCTTATCTTTGTCACCCAGCCAATCGGGGCGCAAGCACCCAACGACGCAGCATTTATTGATTTACTGAAAACCCTGGCAATTTTCTTGACTGGTTCATTGGGCGGGGTACTTGCTGGCAATGGACTGAAATCCAAGGCAAAGCCGTCAGACACGCCGACAAACACGCAAGGTTCTTGACCGCGCGCCATTCATGCGTCACCCTGAGTTCAGGTGGTAGTCCTATCACCAAGAATCGGGAGAATTCAAAATGGTTGTTGACTTATTAGACCCGCAGACATTGGGTCGTTTGGTGCTGGTGATCATTCTTATGGTCATTTCAGCCGCTGCGGGATACGCAAAAGGCTTTAAAGAGGGCAAGCGTGAAGGCATTGCACGACGTAAGGCAATGGTTCGCCACATAGCCAATAAGGCGGTCAAGTAATGGGATTCCTGGATAACTACGAAGCAAGCCGTGAACGCCTGGAACGCTGGTTGGAAAACTTTCCGCTTGGACGCATTGAAACCAGAATTGTGGAATTTAGTGCTGAAAAAGGCTATGTCTTGGTTGAAGCAAAAGCGTTTCGAAATCATGACGACACATTGCCAGCAGGCATTGATTATGCCCACGGCTACGTTGGGGCATACCAGCAAAACATGAAACGCTGGTTTGTCGAGGACACAGTCACAAGTGCAATTATGCGCGTTCAGCAATTGGTCATGGGCGGTGCGGAACGAAGCACCAAAGAGATCATGGAACAGGTCGAACGCACACCCGCCAAAGTTGCAAACGCTGAAAAGGATTATGACTATTGGACGACAAAGTTCGGTGACGTTCCAAGTTACAAAACGGCAGCTGAAGCCGAGCAGTCTGGCATTCCTTCACTTGGGTCATCAATGGACGAAATTGCCAAACAATTGGGCGGTGAGTTAGTGCAGGAAGCACCCCAGTGCAGCCACGGGCACATGATCTGGAAACAATCACATGACGGCGCACCAAAGACATGGGGCGGATACTTTTGCACCGAGCGCACAAAGGCAACGCAATGCAGCCCGCGTTGGTACGTTTTGCGGTCAACTGGCAAATGGGAGCCACAAGTATGAGCGACTTTATCGAGATTATTTATCCGCAAACCATGACCGCCAAACTTATGGAAAACGGCGAGATTATTGCTGAATACAAAGTCGAGCAATGCGACAAATGTTCAATGCTGACCAAGTTTGACGCCTTTGGTTACCAAAAGGGGTATGACCGCAATGAAAAGATAATCTGGTTTTGTGCGGGTTGCAGATGAAAATGCAATTGACTAGGCAAGAGGAATTTACATGCCACGAAGCCGCGTTGCATTTAGCCAGTAAAAATAAAGATTATTGGCAAACCCGTGAAGGCGGTTATTCAATGGACAAACCATTGCATGATCTAATTGCACAAGACGCGCAAAGCATTGGCAGTGAATGGGTTGTCGCAAAATACTTAGGACTTGAATTTGACCCGTTTGAACAAAAGGGAAAAGTCAAAGCCGACGTGGGAAGTCATTTTGAAGTTCGCTGGACTAAGTACGTTGCCGGCCATTTAGTCGTTCACGAATACGACCGACCAAATGACGTTGCGATTCTGGTAACTGGTGAATCACCAAACTATTTCATTGCGGGTTGGATTCCGATTGCAATGGCAAAACGTCCCAAATACCGTCACACCAAGCAACCTAACTGGTGGGTGACGCAAATTAACTTGCAGCCAATTGAGAATTTACGGAGAAGCAATTATGGACACAGTGCAGTTTGAATGCAGAAAATGCAAGAAGATCACAAAGCAGCTGATTCACAGGATTACCGACAACCTTCCCGAAGGTGTGGAAGTGATTCAATGCACCAAGTGCGAAGTCATGGGGGTTGCACAAATAGGGAATTCAAATGCCAATCTATGAGTTTGAATGCACGGTGTGCAAAATCCGTGTTGAGGTGGATAAGTCAATCCACGACGAAAACCAGCCAATTTGCTGCGGTACAAACATGAGCCGACGTTACTCAACCTTTGGCATTTCATTCAAGGGCGAGGGTTGGGGACATCAATGAGTTATCCACAGGAGTTATGCACAGGGGTGCAAAAGGTGTGGGACACGCCCAACGCCATGCGTAAATTATTCACTTGCTTGACAGGTGCGCTACGATCTAAACGCTTGAAGCGCGCCGCTGAGGCGGTGAGCGCGCGAGGGCGATTCGATCTAATGGGCAAGGTCTATGCCATAACGGCAGTGCTTTCAATAACGGGCACACTCAACGCAAATGCAGCTAATTATTCAGTAGATCATTTGAAACTTTATGCACATTCAAGGATTCTGGACTATAAAGAGTTTCAATGCTTCAATCGCATAATCACAAAGGAATCGCGTTGGTCATACACTGCCAAGAACGGTAGTCATTTCGGACTGGGTCAAATGAGATCAAAGCACTACCGTGACCTTGATCCATTCAAACAAATAGACGCAACAATCAGATACATAACAAACCGTTATCAAACACCATGCAAGGCGTGGGCATTCCACATGGAAAGGGATTACTACTAATGGCAAGCGCACTTAAAGACAATGGTTCAACCCATTCATGGCGCAAGTTGCGTTTGAAGATCCTTCACCGTGACGGCTATTCATGCCAGATGTGTGGGGCTGAAGGCAACCATG